CGCCGGATGCGGCGAGCGTGAAGGACGAGGTTGCGGCGCTGGGAGCGGACACGGTTGCCGAAAAGTCCATGACCATTTTTCCGCGATTGGACGACGGTACGCCGTTTTTGTACGACTACCAGATCAAGGGCTTTTTCAAGGACACCTGCGGCGGTCTGCGCAAGGTCAAGGATTCGTCCAGCAGCAAAATCAAGGCTTACAAGAAGGAAATCGACAAGCTGATTTTCCCCGAGCCGCGCACCATTCCAATTCTCTTTGACGGCGAGATCAAGGAGTGCCAGCGCCCGCTGAGAGCGCAGACGGCGCAGGGCGAGCGCGTCAGCCTTGCAATGAGCGAGGAAATTCCCGCCGGGGCAACGTGTGAGTTTACGGTGGTCTGTCTGTGCGATGACCACATCGACGTTGTGCGCGACTGGCTGGATTACGGAAGATTCTCCGGCATTGGCCAGTGGCGCAACAGTGGAAAAGGCCGATTCCGCTGGGAGGAAATCGAGTAACGCAACGGAGTGGCATGGACGCGCCTTGCACGGCCTTGAACAGCGAGGATTAGCCCCGGAAAGCAACGGAATGGTTTTGCCGGGAACAGCGTTGACGAGCAACGGCAATGCGGAGATAAGTCTTGCGATGAGATGTGATGGCGAAGAATAGCTGTAATCAGCAAAGGAACAGCCTCGACTGGCTCTGATGTGCTATGGCATGGAATTCCCTTGATTAGCAATGGAATCGCTTCGCAATGCGAAGCGTAGCACAGCATTGGTAGCGAGTAGCAGGGACCGGAGAAGCAACGGAACAGCAATGATGTGAACTGTACAGCATTGGAAGGCAACGCAATGGAAGAGACACGCATAGATATGCAGAGGAATTGCTCAGCGAAGTGATGCAGCGGAATTGCGTGGAGTTTCGACGCTACGCTATGGCATGGTACTGATTCGCAACGCAAAGCATAAAAATGCCCCGCCCAATGTTTCAGCATCGAGCGGGGCGGGTGGGACAAATCTCACCACAAGATATTGTGTCCGTGCTTATTGTAGCACGAGAGGAAGGAAAAGGCAAGATGCTAAAGCCACAACAGTTAACGCGACGGCGAAACGACCTTGAGCGAGCCGTGCGCGGCGCGATGGGACGGGCGTTAATTCGTACCGGCAAGGAGCTGGGCGAGGAAATCGGCTTGTCGGAAACGCAAATTTGCAACAGAATGGCGGGGCGTTCCCGCTGGACGTTAGAGGAAATTTGGGAGCTTGACCGAGTTTTGCAATTCACGGACGCGGAAAAGCTCATGCTGATCGGAGGCGCGAAATGATCGACACGTTGTTTTTCGGCAGCATCGCCGCTACGGTGATCGCGCTTAACGGCTGCGACTTCACCACGGGTCTCGCCGTCATCGGCGCGTGCGCGGTGTGCAAGGTGCTGTATGACCTGCTGCCGTTTATCGACAGGGGGTGCAGACGATGAGACGTCACGACAAGCGCACGAGAGAGCAGCGCAAGGCGGATGAATCGGCATTGATTGCGGCGGCGTGCCTGGGCGCGACGATTCTCTTGATCGTGATCTCAATCCTCGCCACCAGCGCGCAAGCGGTCGATGCGGAACCGGAAGAAGCACCCATCGTGGAATCGCATGACCCCGCGTGGGATATTCCTGCGACTGAAAGCGCGGTGTGCAACGACGTTTTTCTCGGCGAGTTTACGCTGACGGCCTATTGCCCCGGACGCTGCTGCTGCGGCAAGTGGGCAAGCGGCTACACCGCGACCGGCACGCTGGCAACGGAGGGGCGCACGATTGCGGTCGACCCCAAGTTGATTCCTTACGGGGCGCACGTCCTGCTGATCTGGCCAGATGGTACGCAACATAGCTACATCGCCGAGGACTGCGGTGGCGGCGTGAACGGCAACCACATCGACGTGTTTTTCAACGACCATCAGGCGGCGCGAGTCTTCGGCGTGCAGAGCGCAATGCTTTATTTAGAAGGGGATAATGATGTACCGATGCGATAACTGCGGCGCGGAGTTTGACGAACCGGAACTTTACTGTTCCCGCGAAAATCTGGACGGCGAGAACTGGACGATTACCACTCAAACCGTGTGCCCTTATTGTGGCACAGACAATATTACGGAGGTAAAAGATGAACCTTTATCAGATTGATTCCGCGCTTGCGGAATGTGTAGATGCCGAGACCGGCGAAATCCTTGACGTTGAAAAGCTCTTGGAGCTGAACATGGCAAGAGAGCAGAAGATCGAGAACATCGCTCTTTGGATTAAAAACGACGTTGCCGAAGCAAAGGCGATCCGCGAAGAAGAGAAAACCCTTGCGGCGCGCAGACAGGCTTTAGAGCGCGCGGCAGAGAGCAAGAAAAAATATCTTGATTCTGTGCTGAACGGCAAGAAGTTTTCCACGCCCCGATGCTCCATCAGTTATCGCAAAACCACCAGCGTGGAGGTCTCCGACATGGGCGCGGTGGTGGCGTGGATGCTCGCCAACGGCCACGACGGCGAGGTTACTTACAACGCCCCCACGGTGAGCAAGACCGACCTTGCCCTGCTACTGAAAAACGGCGCCGAAATCGACGGTGCGACGCTTGTACAGGGCATGAGCATGGGGGTGAAGTGATGGAGTACAACTTTGGTGAGAACAAAGAGGAATACAGCCAAAAGCAGGGGAAGAAAATCCCAGTTTGGCAATCCGATAAGTACAAGGAGAGCAAGAAGAAAGCTTGCGAGATCATCGAAAGCGGGAAGTATGGACTTTCCCCCGCAGATTTTTGGATTCTGATGAACGAGACGAAAAGCGGCAAGATGGGTTATACAGGTCTGATTATCTCTCACAACGGCTGCTTGAAAATCAACGATAAGTTGGAAAAACCGTTTAACCCGATGGCCGTTACCGAGGACAAATGCGGATACGGCGGCGCGCTGGTGTTTACTTATTGCGATAAAGACCAGGGGTTATATGAGGTGGGCGAAGTCACGCAGAAAAACTGCAAGAACGATTACCCTTATGCGATGGCATTTAAGCGAATGTTTGACCGCGTTGTTTTGAAACTCTCAAAGCTGGCGTATTCCGGCATTTATAGCGAAGCGGAGAGTGATTCGTTCCGCGACCCGGTTGATGATACCAGGCCCCAGAGCAATGGGGAATTAAAAAAAACGCCTAAGCAGGAGAAGAAACCGAGCAAGGAAGAGATGGACGCATTTAACGCACAGTACAAGCGCGATGTTGAGAAAAACACCTGCAAGGACTGCGGCAAGCCCATCTACCCCGTGACGCACGGCGGCAAGAAATATTCCGTTGCCGAGATCGCGGAGAACGCAATAAATACCTATAAAGCGCCGCTCTGCTGGGCGTGCATGACGGCAAGGAGAAAAGCCAATGAAAGCCCGACTGCATGATCTATCCCTTGCGCGCGATGGTGGGTATTTACTCACCATCGCAACGCGAGAGAACGTCGGAACACTGTATGACGAGCTGCACGAGGTAGACGTTGATGTGACCGTCAAAAAACACCGTGAGAAGCGGAGCCTCGATGCCAACGCTTACTCATGGGTGTTGCTGGATAAGCTCGCAGAAGCCACAGGAGCGCCAAAGAGCGAGATTTACCGCAGAGAGGTGCGGGACGTCGGCTGGAACACAGAAACCGTCTGTGTGCGCGAGAAGGCCGTGCAGAAGCTATGCGACGGCTGGAACAAGAATGGTATCGGCTGGCAGACGGAAGTGATGGACAGCAAAATTAACGGCTGCAAGAACGTGGTGCTGTATTACGGCTCGTCCACCTTTGACACAAGGCAAATGTCACGCCTGATCGACAACATCGTGCAGGACTGCAAGGAGTTGGGTATTGAGACATTGACCCCGCAGCAGCTTGACGCATTGAAGGAGGAATGGGGCAGATGACTAAAAGTATCATGCAGGACAAGCGGGAGTGCTATATCTCAGGATTCTCAACGAACCTCGCGCGACATCACATTTACGGTGGTGGCCGCCGTCAGCTGTCCGATATTTGGGGTTGCTGGGTATGGCTACGCGCCGACTGGCACAACATGGCCGACTACGGCGTGCACGGGAAAGACGGGCACGAACTGGATATGCGGCTGAAACGCGAGTGTCAGAAGCGCTTTGAAGAACTTTATGGTCATGACACGTTCATGGTGGTATTTAAGAAAAACTATTTGGAGGAAGAATCATGCTGAACAGAATTTGCATTATGGGTCGTATTACGCGCGATCTGGAACTGCGACGCACGCAGGACGGAACGGCGGTCACGAGTTTTACCGTTGCCGTCGATGACGATTTCAAGAGCAAAGCAACCGGCGAGAAGAAAACCTATTTCCTCGATGTGGTGGCGTGGCGGCAGCAGGCAGAGTTTGCTTGCCAGTATCTCGGCAAAGGGCGCATAGTCGTGGTTGAGGGCAAGCTCACCGTCCGCGACTGGACGGACAAGGACGGCAATAAGCGCCGCAACGCGGAGATCATCGCCGATAATATCTATTTCGGTGACAGCAAGCGCAACGATGCTACCGATCCGCATTTCACCGCAGAGAGCGCCGCAGGCGGCTTTGCAGAGGTCAGCGAGGACGACGGCGAGCTGCCGTTTTAAGGCGGTAACGGCATGGCGGAGAGCAAGGAATATGTCAAGCTCTGGCTGAGCTACGAAGACTATTTCCGCGAGTATGATGACGAATCAATTGGGGCTATTGTCCGGGCGATGCTCGCTTACAGGAAAAACGGAGAACAGCCGCAGTTTGAAGGCCCCGAAAGGTTTATTTGGCCCGCAATTCAGCGGGATATTGACGAGTCCATAAAGGCGCAGGAAGCCGCCGCCAATGCCTGCCGAGAGAACGGCAAAAAGGGCGGCAGACCGCAGAAAGCAAGCGGTTTTTTGGAAACCAAGGGAAACCAAAAAAACCAAAGCGGTTTTTTGGAAACCAAAAAAAGCCAAGGACAAGGACAAGGACAAGGACNNNNTATACCCCCTAAATCCCCCTCTACGGGGGATGCATTCGAGCGTTTTTGGTCAGTTTACCCGCGAAAAATCGGGAAACAGTCTGCTAAGAGAGCTTTCGAGCGGGTCAAAGTCCCACTCGAAACACTTGTGACCGCAGTGGAGCGGCAGAAGTGCAGCGACCAATGGGCGCAGAACAACGGGCAGTTTATTCCACACCCCGCCACATGGCTGAATCAAGGCCGGTGGGACGATGAGCTGCCCGAGAGCGGCAGAGGGTATCACTACGACTACGGCAACACGGAGGGAAGCCTATGAACGTTGACGCATTGATCGACAGCATCGCGAAAAAGGCCGAGCCTGTGCGCGATCTGGTCGACTACGAGAAAGACGGGCTGCTGTACTGCGGCCATTGCAACACGCCGAAGCAGTGCCGGATCCCCATCGGTGGGAGCGTCCGCCTTGTCGGCTGTCAGTGCGCTTGCGCGGCGCGAGAGTACGAGGCTGAGAAAAAAGCTCGTGCAGATCGCGAGAAGCGACTGCGTATCGAAACGCTGCGTGCTGACGGAATCCGCGACAAGAGCCTGACGGCGTGTCGGTTCGACACGGCAACGATGAGCGAGGAAATCGTCAAGTGCAAGCGCTACGCCGACGCATGGGACGATATGCGGCGCGAGAATAGCGGCCTGCTGCTGTGGGGCAACACCGGCAACGGCAAGACCTTCGCGGCGGCGTGCATCGCTAACGAGCTAATTGACCGCGGAATCCCTGCGATGATTACGAGTTTCCCGCGAATCCTCAACGCAGGATATGACAAGCAGGAAATCATCGAGCAGGTGCGATACTACCCTCTGTTAGTGATTGACGATCTCGGCGCAGAGCGCAGCAGTGAGTATGCGATGGAAACGGTTTACACGGTCATTGACGAGCGGTACAAGGCCAAGAAACCACTGATCGTCACCACGAACCTGACGCTGGACGAGCTATGCAAGCCGAAAAACATGGACTATCAGCGCATTTATGATCGCGTGATCGAGATGTGCACACCGCTTGTGTTCAAGGGCGACAACCTGAGACGGGACAAGGCGAATAAGCGGCTGCGGTATGTCAAGTCGGTGTTGGAGGGAGGTTGACACATGGAACAAGTAGTCACATTTACCGTTTATGGAAGACCTGTGCCGAAGGGGAGACCACGCGTTACGCGGAATGGGACATATACGCCGAAAAGCACGCAGATTTTCGAGAATGCAGTTCGCGCGGCATGGCTCGAGTGCGGGGAAAAGCCGTTTGAAGACGGCGAAGCGCTGGAAGTCATGGTCAACGCTTATTTCCCCATACCATCTGGAACGCCGAAGAGGAAAAGGGATGGATTGCATTTAACCCCGTACCTTAAGCGCGGAGATATCGACAACATCATTAAGGCGGTATTGGACGCGCTCAACGGGTATGCCTACAAGGACGATTCTGCCGTGTTTAGTGTTTACGGGAGAAAAGTATACACGACGGGAAAGCCGTTCACGGCGGTGATAATCAGCAGCGTGGAGGTCGACCATGAGCTTTGAGCATTGCCACGTCTGCAAGCCGCCTGTGAGGCACCCGGGCTGTCAAAGCCATTGCCCTTACTACGCGGCAGACAAAGCCAAATGCGAGGAGAGACGCAAGGCGCAGAAAGAAGCATATCGAGCGGGAGACGATTTCCGCACGGTGCGCAGTTTTAAACAAAAGCGGCTGAAAAATCTGAAATGACGAAATGAGGGAGCGAAAAGATGTTGACAAAAAACAAGAAGCACGTGCCGTTTAAGACGGTCGTATATCCGCAGCTTAAGGAAGCCTTGCAGTCATCGGGCATGACACCGCCGGAGTTGAGCAAGAAGATCGGCGTCTCCCCGCTCTGCGTGTGGCGATGGACAACGGGGAAGAACGAATTCAGCATCGGCGTTATCAAGGCAATCCTTGCTGCGACGGGGCTGACATTTGAAGAGGCTTTCGGGGAGGTGCCGACATGCTGAGAGTGCATCGGGCAAAGACCCCGTTCGAGCGCTGCGTTTATCCGGTGCTCAAGGAAGCGTTGGAAAAGACGAACTACAACCAAACCGAACTGGCGCAATCCCTCGGCACGTCGCAGTTTACGGTGTCGGCGTGGGCGCGCGGCGACCGTGATACAACGGTGCGGCTGCTGCTGGCGCTGGAAGACCTGACGGGGATGACGTTCCGGGAGCTGTTCGGAGAATGCGAGGGGAGACATGGAAGGGTATAGCAATCAGCCAATCCCGAAAGAGGCGGCAAAGAAATTGTTAGCCCTCGATTTGGAAGACAAAGAAATCCTAACCTACGAAAAGCTCGACCAGTGGTACACCGCGTGGAACGGAAAGTGCTATGTGTCGTTTTCAGGCGGCAAGGACAGCACGGTACTTGCATATCTGGCAGCTCGCTATCTGTCGAGTTTCAGGACGCCGCCGTGGGAGCTGCATCTGGTGTTTGTGAACACAGGGCTGGAATACCCGGAAATTCAGAAATTCGTCAATGAGTACGCGGATTGGCTGCGGCGAGAGTTCCCGCGCGTGACCGTCAACCTCCACCGGCTGCGCCCAAAGATGAACATTCGGCAGGTGGTGCGGAAGTACGGGTATAGCGTCGTGAGCAAAGAGGTTGCAGGGGCGGTTTATGAGGCGAGAAAAAATCCGAACTGCATCAGAGCGAAAAAAATTCGCGGCGAGCTGTTAGACAAGGACGGAAACCCCTCTGCGTACAACTGCGAGAATTGGGCATTTCTGCTGAACGCACCGTTTCCGATTTCCGATAGGTGCTGTCATGTAATGAAAAAGGCATCTGCACACAGGTATGAAGGAACGGCAAAAGAAAAACCCATCGTTGCGACAATGGCGGACGAAGGGCGGCAGAGATTCCAAAAATGGCTTGCGACAGGGTGTAACGCTTTTGATAGCAAGCACCCGATGGGGAAGCCCATGAGCTTTTGGACAGAGCAGGACGTGCTGCGATTCATCGTAGACCGAGAGCTACTTATCGCCAGCGTATACGGTGACATCGTGGCGAGCGACGGAGAAAATGATTATCCGTCGACGCTCATCGAAAAGCCGCTGCGTTGCACGGGTTGCCAACGCACGGGCTGCATGTTCTGCGCGTTTGGTGCTCATCTCGAAAAAGGCGAGAACCGATTCGAGCGCATGAAGCACACGCACCCGAAGCACTACGACTTTTGCATCGGCGGCGGGGAATGGGACACGGACGGGCTATGGAAACCCAACGAAAAGGGGCTTGGCTACGGTCGGGTTCTGGATTACATTGGAGTGAGGTATTGAGATGAAGGTTTTATTTGCCTGCGAGGAATCACAGGAATGCTGCAAGGCGTTCCGCGCATTGGGGCACGAGGCATATTCCTGCGACATTCAGGAGCCGTCCGGCGGGCATCCTGAGTGGCATATCCTTGGCGATGCGCTCAAGGCCATCGAGGGGGGCAAGTTACTACCATGGACGGGGAGACGTATGACGTCGGCAAATGGGACTTGATGATCGCGCATCCGCCATGCACATACCTAACCGTTACCGGGAATCGCTGGTTTAACACGGGAAGATATGGCGAAAAGGCGGTCAGACGGTTGCAGTTGCGGGAAGAAGCTTCGGCGTTTTTTATGGCCTTTGTAAATGCCAACGTTTGTAAAATCGCGGTAGAAAATCCGGTCGGATATATGTCTACACACTATCGTAAGCCTGACTGTATTATCCAGCCATATGAATTCGGGCACCACGCAAGAAAAAAGACTTGCCTATGGCTAAAAGGCTTACCCGCTTTGCGACCAACAAACATTGTAGATGCAGGAGATATTTTGCCAGGTGGATACAGTGTGGGGGCAAGCGCAAACTATGCAAAAGACGAGGCTGGTAAGATTATGCGATGGAATGACCCGCGTACGGCAAAAGCAAGAAGCAAAACCTTCCCCGGCATCGCCAGAGCTATGGCGGAGCAATGGGGCGGAGACATTAGGGACTGTGAGGGGAGACAATGAACAACGATTTAATGTTTTCGTCAAAATCTGAAATGTGGGAGACCCCGCAAGCCTTCTTTGACGACCTCAACAACCTCTTCCAATTTACGCTGGATGCCTGCGCAACGCCAGAAAACGCGAAATGCGAACGCTATTTCACCCCGGAGATGGACGGGCTGAAACAGGACTGGGACGGCGTTGTGTGGTGCAATCCCCCATACGGACGCGGCGTTGGGGCGTGGGTAGAGAAAGCACATCGAACCGCCGAGGAATCAGACGCAACGGTTGTTATGCTGCTTCCGGCGAGGACGGATACCGCTTGGTTCCACGATTACTGCTACAACGACAAATATGCAACCATCAATTTCGTGCGTGGGAGATTAAAGTTCGGCGGAGAAAAGAACAGTGCCCCATTCCCAAGCATGGTTGTGATTTTTCGCCGCCCCGCGAAAGCGCTACATTAGGGAGGAATGTCCATGAGCATCGGCGAACCATTTAGCTGGAAGTCTGCCGCATTTGAAGGCAGCAACGGCATTATGAGCGTGACCACGAAAGAGACGACTGCGCACGGGCGCGTCGTCTACATCAACGAGGCGCACCGCTACTTTACGGCGGAGGCGGAGGCACATGGATACAAACTCAGAGAGAGTTTTAAATTTTAACAATAATCAGGAGGAATTTCATCATGAACACCAATCAGGACTACATCGTTCGCTGCGACCGCGCAGGTGTTTTCTTTGGCAAGATCAAAGAACGCAACGGCTCCGAGGTCACTATGACCGAGGTGCGCAAGTTGTGGAGCTGGGACGGCGCGTGCGCCGTGGAGCAGCTGGCGCAAGACGGCACAAAAGCACCGGGCAACTGCCGTTTTACCGTGACGATCCCGGAAATGACCGTGCTGGGCGCGATCCAGATTATCCCGTGCACGGATACGGCATCGGTGTCGCTTCGCGGCGTAAAGGAGTGGAAGAGATGACGCTTGATGATAAAATCAAAGCCTTTCTGACTGTGAGCTCCGGCTACGGCGACGGCTCCGGCTACGGCGACGGAATTAAGAGTTTCAATCGGGAAACGGTCTATCGAATTGATGGCGTCAATACGCTGATTCGTTCCGTGCACGGAAACACTGCGCACGGGGCAATTTTGAACGGCGATTTGACGCTCACGCCGTGCTACATCGTCAAGCAGGACAATGTTTTTGCACACGGCGAAACGCTGCGCGAAGCAATGGAGGCGTTGCGAGACAAGCTTTTCGAGGATATGCCGGAAGATGGGCGCATTGATACGTTTCTGCGCGAAACAGACCGCGAGAAAGCATATCCGACGCAGTATTTTTACGACTGGCACCACCGCTTGACCGGGTCGTGTGACATGGGACGAAAGCAGTTCGCCCGAAACCACGGTGTTGACCTTGTACACGGCATGATGACGATTACGGAGTTTTTGGAGTTGACAAAAAGTGCTTACGGCGGCGATGTAATTCGAAAAGTGATTAGCAGAATGCAGGAGGTAAAGTGATGGAACGACTGACATTTGAGGGGAACTTCTGCGACATCGCGCAATGTGATGTCATTCCAGGCGGCAGTTCTTGCGAAAGCGGCAGCTGCTCCCAGCGTAAAGTGTGGGAGCGGCTGAAAGCCTACAGGTTTTATCGGTTTTCCGATTTTGGCAAGACCGTATTTCTCACCTACGAGGAGGCGAAAGCGGCATTGGAGGCGATGAAGGATGAATGAGCTGAAACCTTGCCCGTTCTGCGGCGGAGAAGCAATACTTGAAACAGTAGATGGCAACAGCCAAGAAGAGTGCTATATATACTGCCCAGAGTGTGATTTTGAAAGTGGCGTATATAGCGACCCTAAATTTATCGTCGAAAAGTGGAACAGGAGGGCTACCAATGGATGAATACATAAGCCGCAAGGCGGCGATTGCTTATATCCGTGAGCAATCGGAAGAATGTCAAAAAGCGTTTGAAGAGCTTGGCGGGGAAAGCGGAATCTATGCAGACGCCTATAACGATTTGGCAGAGGACTTTTACAGTATTCCCGCCGCTGACGTTGCGCCGGTGGTGCATGGGCAGTGGGATGATTCTGGGCGGTATACATTTCCGGGCGGCGGGACTGCTGTTAGGTGCACCGAGTGCGGTTGTGCACTGACGGTGAGCGAGTATCACCTAAACAACTGGAATTACTGTCCAGTATGTGGTGCAAAGATGGACGGAGGTGACAGCGATGCCAGCTTGTAAAGCGTGTGGAGAGTGGTTTGCTAAAACCAGAGATGACAGAGTGCTTTGCAGCAAGTGCGAAATGGCATTAGGACGGCTGGCGGGTTACGCCGTGGTCGTGACTCGGTGCAAGGACTGCCGAAACCATCGGGAGCTGAATCGGAAAGACAGACTGGAAAGCGGATATGCCGAAGGCGTCTTATGGTGTATGAACCGTTCTGATGGAGTCTGGGCGGACGGTTTTTGCAGCGATGGCGAGCCGAAGGAGGTGTGACACATGGACGTTGTTGGGCGAAAGGTCGTTAAAACGCGGGCGGCTCATGTGTGCTTCGGTTGCGGAAGAAAATTCGAGCAGGGGGCTATGATGGAGCGCAGTTGCGTTTTCGATGGTACTCCGTGGACGTGTTATCTGTGCGAGAGCTGTCAAAAAGCCTCTGCGGAACTGGGCTGGCAGGACGAGTGCGGATTTGGAGACCTTCGTGAACGAGCTCTTGAGATTGAGAGGGCAGAGATGAATGGAGGTGCTGACCATGAGGTTAATTGATGCTGATCGGCTGCTTGGCCACCTTAAACCCTATGAGCCATCAGATGAGGAATGGATCGTTACTGGGGGTACGGCTTTGCGTCTTATCCATAACGCTGTTGATAACGCTCCCACCGTTGACGCTGTGGTCATTACTCGGTGCAAGGGCTGCAAGTATGCATATATCAATAGATTTGCGGTGTCATCAGGAGAGGCTCTTTGCACGTTAAGTGGGAAGCCGATGCAGCAAGACGATTTTTGCAGCTGCGGCGAGCCGAAGGAGGGGTAACGAATGGAAGCTTTTGTTGAAGGTGTTGGAATGTTCTTTGTAGCGATCGGAGGTATTGCAGCGGTTCTTGCGGCGTTATGCTTTTTCTGGTGGTTGGCTGATATCGCGTGGATTGCAGCAAGCAACAGATTCCGCGATATCTGCAAGGCGGAAAGCCTGATTTTTGAATATCGACGAGAGCGCAAAGAATATCTGTGGTGGAAAGAGCATGTGAAAGGGAATGTATATGCTGACGATCACGATTAAAGCCAACGTTCCCGCCGCCGACGCGCAGGGCATCAAGGAGCGAATCGCCATGGATATCGAGCGATACGGCGAATGCAAGGTCGTGAGCATCGTGAGCGACAGAGGGCGGGAGGAACAGTTGCGAATGAAAGGAGCCAAATTATGAGCATCAACGTAAAGAAGTACACCAAAGACCAGATGGCGAAGATGGTGGAGGACGCGCAGGCAGAAGTCACGGCGCTTGAAAAGGAAGTCGTCGAGCTGAAAAACTGCATTGACGCGAAGAACGATCTGCTTGCCGAGTATGCAAACTTAAAGGCGGCGATGCAGCGAAAGAACGCCGCTCTGATTGAGCAGATCAGCCAAATGAACGGCGAGGCCATCAACAAGGCAAACGAGATCGCGAACCTGAAAGCGGACAATGATATTCTGCGCGAGAAGGCAAGATACGCCGAGGCAGCACTTGGGCGGGCGAATGCAGAAGTATCGAGAGTGACGGTTGGCTGCCGGCATGTTGAAGAAGAACGCGATTATATGCACCAGAAATGGAGCAATGCTGAGCAGCGCGCCAACTACGCAGAAGCCCACCCGTGGAGAAACCTGTGGGCGTGGGTCAAGAGAAAGGTGGCGCGCCATGAGTAAGCCGCGCTACAGTTGGTGGGGCTATGTAAAAGCCATTATCCGCCGCTACGACCCCGACCGAGAGCAGGAGCTGAACAGAGTGTCTTTGTTAGAAAATATCGCTGTGCGAAAAGCGGTGAACGAAACAAGGGCAATGCAAGACGGCGAAGAGCGCTTGAAATTTATCCGCCTTGTGTTTTGGGATAAGACACACACGCTTGAAGGCGCAGCGATGGCGGTCAACTGTTCCGACCGGACGGCAAGACGCTGGCATACCGATTTTATCAAGTGCGTCGCACGGAACTACGGGCTGCTCGATGATTAAAAGTTGGCCTTAAAAAGCCATTTGCTTATGAGATAATAGAATCGCAGAGGTGTAAAAGCCTTTGCGGTTCTCTCATTTATGGCGTTTACCTCCTGCGCCATAGCGGGGCGCGGTGCTTTTCATCTTTTCATACCGCCCCCCGCAACATGCAGATGTAGCTCAAGCAGAGCGCGTGCCGATTTAGGGAGCACGGGGTGTTGGTTAGATTCCAGCCGTCTGCACCAGAGGCCGGGTAGCGCCCGGACAATGTGAGACCGTTGTCGTCATGGCTCACACGGGAATGACAATGCTCGCTGAAAACTGCGCTTGTCTTGATGCGTCAAGACCGGTTTGACCTGACGGAATAGGGGCTACGACTTTTCGGAGCGTAGTTGCCGGTAGCGTGCGACAATCTAAGCGGGAAAGGCGACCAATGGAAAGAATAACGCCCAATGTGGGCGGCGTTGTAGCCCTTCGGGGCGGGTAAAGTCTGCTATGTAAGGCCAAGGGGCGGGGGCTGGTAGCAAAAATAATTTGACAACGCTTATCGGCGTATCAAAGCGGCAATAGACTGTGACGGGCGGATGAAATTAGACCGCAGCACGACAGCAATTAACGCAAAGAATGCAAGCAGAAGCAAAGCAAATGTAAGCAATTGCAAGCAAAATGTTTACATCGCATAGCTCAGAGAGAGAAAAGAAAAACCCCCTTGTTCCCCCTTTCTTCTTCTCCCCCTTGCAACCCCCGTATTATCTTACCCCCTATAATCTCCCAAAAGAAAAGAGAGAGAGCGACATTTTGCGCGCGAGAGCGACGAGGTGATGACATGGCTGCGCGTCTGACAGACCGACAGAAAAAGAAAATACTGGCGGACTATGTGCAGACGAACAACTATTGCGCCACAGCGAAAATCAACGGCGTGTCCGCAACGACCGTTAAGAACCTCGTTCGGGCGAATGCCGACATTGTGGAAAAGTGTGAGCAAAAAAAGGAAGAGAACACCGCCGATGTGATGGAGTACATGAACGACCACAAAGACCTTGTGTGCTCGTTCATCGGCAAGGGGCTTGAAATGCTCAACGACCCGGAGAAGCTGGCGGCGGCAAATCTCAGCCAGATCACAACGGCGATGGGAACGCTGATCGATAAGTGGGCGATGATCGGCGGCAGTCCTGCCGACACGGTGAGGGAAGACGCGCTCAGTCAGAGCCTAAAGGAAATGGCAAAGGAGCTTGAGAGCGATGATTAGCCCAAAGCAAGCAAAAATCCTTGCTTTCCCCTATTCCAAGTATGACGCGCTGATCTGCGACGGTGCTGTGCGTTCCGGCAAGACCTCCATCATGATGTGGGCGTTTGTCCGATGGGCAATGGAGAATTTTAGCGGTCAACGATTTGGTGTGTGTGGCCGCACGGTGGACAGCTGCACCAAGAACATCATCGTGCCGTTTACGGCGATGAGCCTTGCGAAGGAGCGCTATATCATTCGATGGCGGCGCGTCGACAAGGTGATGGAAGTGCGGCGCGGAGCCGTGACGAATTACTTTGAGGTGTTCGGCGGAAAGGATGAGGCCAGCTATGCGCTGATCCAGGGCCGCACGCTTGCTGGTGTGTTACTGGATGAGGTTGTTTTAATGCCGCGATCTTTTGTGGAGCAGGCATTGGCGCGTTGTAGCGTGGATGGTGCAAAGATTTGGTTTAGCTGCAACCCCAGCAGCCCGCAGCACTGGTTTTATGTCGAGTGGATCAAACGGCGAAACGAGCGGAACGCGCTTTATTTGCATTTTGAAATGGCCGATAACCCCAGCTTGTCGCAAAGGACGCTTGCACGTTATCAGGCAATGTATAGCGGCGTGTTTTATGATCGGTATGTGCGCGGCTTGTGGGTACTTGCCGAAGGGCTTGTATATCCCATGTTTTCCAAGGCGATCAATGTAACCAGTGAGCGCGGGGGCGCTGGGAAGTATTATATTTCCTGCGACTACGGTACACAAAACCCTACCGTGTTTAGCCTGTGGCGGGTCAACAAAGGAACCGCTGTCATGGAAAAAGAGTATTACCACAGCGGGCGTGCAACAAACCGGCAGAAAACCGATGAAGAATATTATCAGGATCTAGAGCGTTTTGCTGACGGCTACATGGTGGAACGCATTATTATCGATCCGAGTGCTGCGTCTTTTGCGGAGTGCATCCGGCGGCATGGCAAATTCGGTGTGTGGAAAGCAAACAACGCTGTTCTGGATGGAATCAGATTAACGGGTGCGCTGATTAAAGCGGGAAAGCTGAAATTTCATGAAAGCTGCACACACGCTTTTGAAGAGTTCGGTTTGTACAGCTGGGATGAAGACGCAGGAGAGGACAAAGTTATAAAAGAAAACGATCACGTCATGGATAGCATCCGCTATTTGGCTATGACAGTGTTAAGGAGAGAATTAACATGAACCTTTTTAGCGGCATTTTGAATACGGCAAAGAAGATCCTTTTCCCGCAGGCGGTGGCCGAACGGGAGTTTGGCGTATCTCCGGCGGTTAGTTTGACCATGGAACAGCATATCGCCCTATGGTACGCAATGTTTGCCAATACTCCGCCCTGGCAGAACTGTGACGTGAAAGCGGTAGGTTTGCCCGCTGCGATCTGCCGGGAAGTGGCAAGGCCGACGCTGGTTGAGTTTACGGCAAACATTACTGGCAGTAAGCGCGCCGACTATCTGAATGAAAATTTTCAGACAGCGAAGGAAAACTTTAACCGAGCATTAGAACTTGGCCTTGCGCTTGGCGGCGTGGCGTTGAAGCCGTATATTTACGGCGACAAAATGCTTGTGGATGTTACCGGCGCTGCGGGGTTTCAGCCGACAAAGTTTGATCCATCCGGGCACTGCATTGGCGGCGTTTTTAAGGATAAGCCGGTTAAAGTAAACGGAACGTACTATGTAAGGCTCGAATCACACGAGTTAAACGGTACGACCTATACCATCAAAAACAAGGCATATTACAGTGATTCCGCTGGATCCGTTGGCGCTGACGCGCAACTCACAACTATTCCGGAGTGGGCGGATATTGAACCGGAAGTGGCCATCGAGAATGTAGACGGACCATTGTTTGCTTATTTTAAGCCGCCTATTGCCAACACTGCAGATAGTAACAGCATGTGCGGTATGTCCATTTATGGCGATGCGGCGACGGTCGAGCTTATCAAGCAAGCGGATGAGCAGTGGGAGCGTCTGCGCTGGGAATATAAGTCGAGCGAGCGTAAGGTGTTGATGGACGGAACATCCAGCACGGCGGATATGTTCAACAAGCGCCTGTTTGAAATCGGCCCGTTCTCTCCGAATGGAGATTTTTTCCAGCACATCGAGCCGCAGATTAGGGATGATGCGATTTATCGCGGGTTTCAGAATACTCTTCGGCGTGTTGAATTTAATATTGGCCTTTCTTATGGAGATATTTCCGACCCGCAAACGATTGAAAAAACCGCGACTGAGATTCGAAGCAGCAAGCAGCGCAAGTATGTGCTGGTTAGCAGTATCCAGGCGGCGCTTGCACATACATTCGATTCCCTGATTTACGCAATGGACGTGTATGCTTCGTTGTACGGGTTGGCACCTGCTGGAGATTATGAGGCTACTTACGATTGGGGTGACAGCATCCTTGACGATCAGGAGACCAAAGACAAGGAATTTTCCCGAGATTTGCAACTCACAAGCGCCGGAGTGATGAACCCGTGGGAACTTCGAGCGAAATACTTTAACGAAGATGAAGATACTGCGAAAGCTGCGCTACCAACGGCGCAGGACATGGTAACTGAACAGCAACAGGAGGTAGAGTAATGGGCGGTAGAGGTGGAGCCGGTGGCGGCATTGGAGCCGGAGAACCTGGGCGTGGTCGCGGTATGAGCCTTGCACGGTTTTTGTCGCAACAGGACATTGACCGAGCAAATGCGGCGTCCGTAACCGATATGGGCGATATTATCAGGCGCACATTCGAGCGCAACGTTGCTGAAATCAATGGACTTGAGATGTCGGACGCTGAAAAGAAAGACGCTGTAAAGCAGATGGCAACTCTCGCAACAACGGCGCTCAAAACGGCGGCAGGAGCAGTTAATCCTTATGCAAGCGGGCCTGCGCGCCTGACAACGGCGCAGAAAACAGGAAGCGCCGCAGACAGAGCTGCAAGAGCGCGCGGTGAAATGGATAGCTACATGCGGAAATTGCGTGACCAGTCCAGTAAAAACCGCAAAGCAGCAGAAAACAAGGCGTTTTCCAATGCCTTTGTAACAGCGCAAAAGTCCGGCGCGTTGGAAGTTACGGTAAACGGTAAGAAATACCGCAGAGCTAACAAGCGCAGCGGTACATGGCGTCCGGTATGATTAACTTTGAAAATCTCGAAAAGTTCACATTCCCCGGCGTTGGCAAGTACGGTATCCCGCAGATTGAGCCAGTCAAGGCGTATCCGCATGGCGAGTTTATCCCCGTGAATTACCATTACACCGCGAAAGACACGAAAAGCAAGATCGTGCATTTCTTCGTGGACGATTATCAATTCATTCGGTATTGGAACACGCCGGACAAGTACATTCCGAAACTGTCGCAGTTTGCGGCGGTGTGCGCGCCGGACTTCTCTACCTACACAGATATGCCGCTTGCGATGCAGATATACAATCATTACCGCAAGCACTGGTTGGCAGCATACTGGCAGTTTCACGGCATGACGGTTTATCCAACGATCTCATGGAGCGACGAGCAGAGCTATGATTGGTGCTTTGATGGTGAACCGGTTGGCGGAATTGTTGCGGTTAGTTCGGTAGGCACACAGAAGAGCAAGGAAAGCAAGCGCCTGTTCCTTCGTGGCTACGAAGAAATGATGAAACGGCTGTCGCCGGAATGGGTGATCTTTTATGGCAAAGTTCCGGGGGAATGCGACTGGAATGTAATTCGCGTAAAACCGCACTATGATGAAATCGTGAAACGGAGGAAAGCAAATGAAATATCCGTTTCATCCGGAAGTCCTTGACGCGCTGCCGGAAGAACTGGCAGAACTGTTCCGTGCGCTTGAAATAACGCTGCTTGACGAGATATGCAGCCGATTGGGCTTCGCAGATCAGCTCAATGAAGTTACGGTGCAGGATATTCAAGCGCTGAGATCGCACGGCATTGACCTTAAAAGCATCGAAGAAGCTATTAGCAAAACAGCAGGGATTAGCAAACAAAAGCTAAATAGTTTGCTTAATGACGTTGTAGAGCGCAACCAGAAGTATTACACCGAAGTCATCGACCTTGCGCATGTAACGCAGCCAGAAACGCTTGTAGATGCGGCTACAGTGGATGCAATTAAGCGGCAGACCCATGATACATTCCGCAATTTAACGGCTTCTATGGGGTTCCTTGTGGGCAACACGATGTTAAATCCCGCTCGCGCTTATCAGTGGGCTTTGGATAACGCAGAAATGCAGATTCAGAGCGGCGCGATCAGCTACAATCAGGCTATCAAAACGGCAGTAAAGCAGCTTGCAGACAGCGGATTGAAGGTAGTTGACTATGAGAGCGGGCATCGAGATCAAATTGATGTGGCGGCGCGCAGAGCAGTGATGACTGGCGTAAATCAAATTTGCGCTAAATATACGGAGCAATCGGCAGAATATCTTGAGACGCCATATTTTGAGGTTTCTGCCCATGCGGGCGCACGCGATATTCCGGGCAAATCACCGTGGTCATCTCACAAAGCATGGCAAGGCCTCGTATATTCCACTCGTAGCAATGACATTTACCCCAGCATTTACGATGTGTGCGGGCTTGGGGCCGTTGATGGACTTGAGGGGGCTAACTGCCGCCACCGCCGTAACGTTTGGGTTGAGGGCGTAAGCGAACGCACATATACAGATGAGCAGCTTGAGCATATCGACGATGGGCTTGGATGCACGTTTGACGAGAAGACCTATACCGCATACGAGGCAACGCAGATGCAGCGGCGTGTAGAGCGCCAAATCATCAAGCAGAAGAGGTTTGTAACGGCGTATAAAGCAAGCGGGCAGATGAATGAATACCACGCCGCAAAAGCAAAATTGACGCGGCTGAGCTCTAAATACAAGGCGTTTAGCGAGGCGGCAAAGTTGCCGCTTCAATGGGAAAGGACGAAAGTGCTGTATGATAGATGAAAATCTCAAATCCGCCATTGAAAAAGCCCTTGCCGCCGGGCTCCGCGTGCAGTTAAAGCAAATGAAAGACGGAAGCGTGAAAGCGCAAATTATCGAAGCAAAAGAGCTGAAAAAGTAATATTTCTCTTCCATTTTGCACGGTGATGTGGTAAAATAATTATAAATAAATAAGCACCCATAGTGCAATCGAGCACGTGGAAGTGGCACGAAGAGCCAACTTGTAAGGATATCTTACAGGTTGGCTCTTTTTTTATTTTGCAATAAGGGAGTGTGGATTGGCATGGCAGACGAAGGCGGCGTTTGGCGTACGATCGGCGGTCGCCGCGTGTTTATCAAAGACGGGCAAAGCCTGACGGATGCAATGCGCGAGAGCGGGAAATTTGGAGATCTCAAAAAGAAATCAATGGCGGCCTCCAAAAAGCAGACCGTCGATACCGAAGCAAGTGCCGAATACGGGGTCGAACACAGAGTTTGGGGGAAGGCGACCGGAACAAGCTACGAGGCATTAAAAGATGACCAGTACAAACTTACTGGCGAAAAAACCGGTGAAACGCTTCAAATCCCAAAAAATGAAAGTGGAGAATTTGAAGTGTACAAAGCGCCTAAAGTATCTGGATTTCTAAATGGGAAATATGTCGGCGACGAAAATGTAAACGCAATTTTATCTGATGGCCGAATTGTCTTAAGAGACCACGATTTTAATAATGATACATATTACAAGATAAGCGGCATTATTGAAGCGGAGACACTTAGACTTGCTGGCTATCAAAAGGAAGGGCAGTTTTACCGAGGAACCGATAACCCTAAAGAGATTGAATATCTCAAGAATGAGACTATGCGCGTGTCCACCAACCACATGACGGGGGAAAAAGAAGATGGCGTATCCGTTTGGGAAAGCCCTAAGTACCCGTTCAAGTATCAATATCGAGTAACCGGTAAGGTTTCCGGAGTGGGTAGCGATGGAGAGCCGCTGCTTGATCCCGCGTCCATTAAACTTGTTAGCGCAAAGTCCTATTCTGTTAAAGACTACAATGCTGCGATGGAAAAGGGGAAGCCCTTGTTTTGTAAGGCGTACGGATGGACAGAAGAACAATACGACGCGGCAAAAAAGGGAAGCATTAAAAACAGAAAGCGACTGTAATTAAATATATCCGTTTGCCAATCGAGGCAAAAGAAGTGGCAATTTGAGCCAAACATTACGCGAAAGCGTGTTGTTTGGCTCTTTTTTGTAATACGCAGCGGGGAATGACGCTGTGGAAATAAAAGGAGAATAAAAATGGCAGACGAAATCATGACTTTTGATGAAATACTGGCTGACCCCATCTATAAGGCGGAGTTTGACAGGCGAATCACAAAGGCGCTTTCAACTGTCCAAGCCAAACTGGACGCGGAAGTAGAAAAAAACAAGAAGTACGAGGAAAAAGGAACCGGCGAAACGGTGGAGACCCTCAAGAAGCAGCTTTCAGAATTGCAGGAAAAGTACGACAAGGATACTGGCGACTATAAAGCGCAGATTTCCGACCGCGATTATGACGATGCAATGAAAAAAGCTGTTGCAGATAAGGGCATCAAGTTTTCCTCAAAAGCTGCGGAAAAGGCCTATTTTGCCGACCTCAAAGAAAAACATCTTGAGCTTAAAGATGGCTTGCTTGATGGCTTTGAAGAGTGGCATAAGGCGCAGACCGAAGCCGATCCGTCCGCGTTTCAGACCGGCAAGCCCGCGCCAAGCTTTGCAAAGCCTGTCGGTACCGGCGGCGCACCTGCAAGCGAAGGCAAGGGTGCAATGTTCGCAAAACAATTCAATGCGCAGTATGCGCAGACTACAACGAAGGAGTGAATTTAACGTATGTCTTTTGTGACTAACATTTCCGGCGCAGCGCGCCCGAACTTTCTCGAAAGCGAAGTCGGCCTCGTGCTGAAAACCCGTGAAATTCCTGCGACGCTTGGCGTGCAGGATGGCATTTATAAAACTGTCGCTCCCGGCGCTGTTTTCCCGTCTAACAACAGCAGTGCGGAAGGTATCGTTTTTGAAGCGGTCGACGTGACCAACGGCAATATGCCCGGCTCTGTCCTCGTGGCTGGTCGCGTCCTTTCTGATGGGCTGAATATTGCTTCGGCAGCAAAAACCGCGCTTGAGGGCAAGGGCATCGTCTTTGTTGATGCGCCCGCCGTTACTCGTGGTTATACCGTGACTTACGACAAGAATGACGGTACCGGCGATGTCCCTGTGGATTCCAACAGCTATTTTGATGGCTCTGTTGCAAAGGTGTCCACCAGCTATCCGCTGACCAAGAGCAACAACACCCAGACCGGTTGGAGCACCAGCAAGGGCGGCGCGGCGGTCTCTGAGGTCGAAATGACCGGTGACGTGACCCTGTATCCCGTCTGGACTGCAAACGGCTAAGTAAGGAGGTAAAAATCTATGGCTGATATTCTGAATCTTATTTCTGACGCTGAGCGTCTGGAATTTTCGCAGAACCTTTCTGTTGCGCGTCCTGCCTACATCGGCGACCGCATTTTCCCCGACCAGAAGACCGAGAACATCAAGGCTGAGTATCTCCGCCTTGCTGCGGGCGCGACCATTCCTGTGATGGCAACTGTCCACGCTTTCGATACTGAGGCTGAGATTGGCTCTCGCCCTGTGTTCGACAAGACCGAAGTTGAAAAGCTGCTCATCAAGCGCAAGATCAACCAGACCGAGCGCGTCCGCCTGCTGACCGAAAACGGCGTGTACGCCGATGACGCCGTTGTGCGCTATGTCTTTGACGATATGCGTCTGATGGCCGATGCGGTCAAGGTTCGCACCGAGGTCGCCAAGATGGAAGTCCTCGCCACCGGCAAGATGACCATCAAGGAAAACAACCTTAACATGACGGTCGACTACGGCGTTCCCGCCAGCAATATCGGCTACAAGCTCGATCTGAGCGCTGATGCGGATATCATCGGTCAGCTTCGCGCGATCGTCGATGATGCAGCGGACAGCGGCAACACTCTTACCGAGGTTGTGCTTTCCAACAAGATTCTGCGCAAGCTGTCGTCCAACAAGGGCATCCAGACGATGATCTACGGCAGCATTGGCGTCGGTACGTATGTTCCGACCGACCGCCTCAGTGCGCTGTTTATGTCCATGTTCGGCTTTGGCACCATTACCACGAACGACCTGCGCTATAAGACGCAGACTTCGAGCGGTAAGGAGACCACCAAGCGCTTCTTCCCCGATGACAAGATCGCGTTCCTCTCCAACGGCACTTCCGCTTCTTTCGGCGCAGGCCTGTGGGGCGTCACTCCCGAAGAGGCTGATTACGGCCAGTACAACGAAAAGAGCGCCAACCAGTACATTACCGTTACCCAGTGGGCTACGCCTGACCCCGTTGCGGTTTGGACGAAGGCAAGCGGCCTGTTCATCCCGGTTGTTCCCAACCCGAACGGCCTGTTTATCGCGTCTGACACGAGCAAGTAAGCTGTTACCTCCTCCCCTGCCTGAACGGTTTGCCGTGACGGTGGGGGAGGGGCCAGAAAAGGAGGCTGCGCATGGCGTACGCTGATTATATCTATTATGCAACGGTTTACATGGGTGGGTCTCTGACCGAAGATATCTTTCCGGCTCTTGCAGTAAAAGCATCCGCTTATGTAGATTACGTTACGATGGGCCGAGCCAAGAATGCGTTTGGCGATGCGGCGGATGCGGTCAAAAACGCTGTGTGTGCTTTGGCTGAGATCATTCAAGACAGCAACAAACTCAATGCGGTCTCGACGGACACTGAGCGCGCCGTATCGAGCGAAACGGTAGGCGCGTGGACGCGCAGCTTTGACGGTAAAAATGTGTCTGCGACGGATGTGCAGCTTATCGAGAGTAGAAAGCGCGAAGCGGTCATGATGTATCTTGCACCGTATGGACTTCTAAAAGCGAGGGGGTATGGGCCATGTCCATGTTCCCCCACACTGTAACGATTTACAACGTCGTGCAAGAGACTGACCCGGCGACGCTTGATGAGGTTGAGAAAGTTTATACCACAATCCTGCGTGGCGTGATGCTGCAAGCCAGCAAAGCGGTCAACGTGCGCGAAAGCGGACTTGAGAGCGCCGATGCGGTAAATCTGTATATTCCGTTCGCCGTGGAAGCGGTGGACGGGGTAACAGGTAAGACGAAAACTTACATTGGACCGCAATCGTTTTTCAAAGCGACGGATAAGTCTGGATTGTGGACGCTCTCATACAAGGGAAACGGTGGCATGACGTGCTTTGTGAAGGGCGAATTCGTTTCGGACGACATGACCGTCGTACTGAGCCATGACGATTGCTACAACGTGACCAAGGTTGATGCGATGGACTACGGTAGCCCTGATATGCAGCATTGGGAAGTCGGAGGTGCGTAATGGGCATCAAGTTTTCCGTGCATACCGATGGGATGGACGCGCTTAGGGAAAAGCTGTCGCAAGGTTGCAGCAAGGCCGAACATGCTCTTGCTCAGCAAATACGGGCGGATACAGACCCGTTTGTCCCTGCGTTAACCGGTAGTTTGGCGAACAGGACGCGAATTGAGGGATATACCGCTGGGGACTATGGACCATCTGGCGGAAACGTTATCGTTTACCCCGGCCCGTATGCTCGGTTTTTGTATTACGGGAAAGTAATGGTCGACCCAAACACCGGCAGCACATACGCCCCGAAGGGCGGAACAAAAGTGGTTACAGATCGCAACTTGGTATTTAACAAGGCGATGCATCCGCAGGCGCAGGCGCATTGGTTTGAAGCATCTAAGGCTCAAAATCTTGACAAGTGGTTGCGCGTGGCAGAAAAGGCGGTGAAGAAGTACGGAACAGATTAAAAAGACGGTATCGGCAGCGGAAGAAGATCAAGTGTCCCGAAAGCTGCTTGCGTGGTTAAACACATTCCCTGACAAGCCGGTCGATTTGATTCGGTTCGAATTTCTTCCCGCCGATGCTGCGGCGATGGCGCTGTCTACGATTCAGGCGGCATACATCGTACAAAAATACATCCTCGGTGGATATCAGGCGGAATACCAATTTAAGGTCATCTACCGAATGAAACCGGGGAATAGCAACGACAAACGGCTCAAAGCCGATGAAATGCTCAATGCTCTTGGAGACTGGGCGGAATTATTCGGAGGCGTGAACAATGACCCATTTATTGGCGAAGGAAAGCGCGTCATTCGCATTGAGCCGACAACGCGGTCCTCTCTTTTTGCCGTTTATGAGAATGGCGACGAGGATCACCAAATCCTTATGAAAATGAACTACGAGGTGATTAAAAATGGCTGATATGACCTTTAACACCACGGCGGGGCAGACCGTAGATCGCGAACTTCTGATCGCGTATCTCAATACGGGCGAAGCCGGAACCCCCACGTGGTCTCCCCTCGGTACGCGCGTCACAGATTCCAGCATGGAATACGACTGGCAGGAGGATTCCTCGAAGGATATTCTTGGCACGACGCGCACGACCATGAAGAAACCCATCATCACGCAGACCTTTGACCCGTCTGATCTGGACGCTGGGGATCCTGCCATCGTCAAGGTTTGGAATCTCGCGGTCAAGGAGCAGAACGCGGCGGCGCTGGCGAATCAGGACGTGCTGATTGTCCACGCTTATGCAGGCACGGCAAAGACCGCAGTATTTGCGGAGCGCTATTCGTCCTGCATGGTCAAGCCCTCTTCCCTCGGCGGCGAGGGTGGCGGCTTTATCGGGATGCCTATCGACGTGACGCTTGGCGGCGCGCGCACTGTCGGCACTGCCGCTATCTCCGGCAATACGGTTACGTTTACCGAGGGTGAATAAGGAGGAACATTATGCAGGAACTTAATTTTGGCGACGGCCTTGTAACTTACACCGTAAATGGAAAGTGCGAGGTGTCGTTTAACCCTACCGACAGCAACTTTGTCGAAAGGCTCTACCTTGCCTTTGAAGACCTCGACAAAAAGCAGGAAGGGTACAAAACGCAGATTGAAAAGATGGGAGACAAAAAGCTCATCTTTGAATTTGCTCGTGAGCGCGACAAAGAGATGCGCGAGATCATTGACTCCGTTTTCGGGGCGCATATTGCAGATAATCTTTTTGGCGGAATGAACGTTTATGCGCTGGCAGAGGGAGTTCCTGTGTGGTGTAACTTCATGCTTGCTGTAATGGACGAAATCGACAATACGTTCTCCCGTGAACAGAAATTCACGAATCCGAGAATCAAAAAGTATCTCGATAAAGTTCAGAAGCATTAAACGGAGGGCGGTATGGGCTACGGACTTCCTAAAAGCGTAGAGATCAACGACCAGAACTTTTCTATTCGATATGACTTTCGAGTTATTTTGACGATTTTTGAAGTTTTGGACGATGAAGAACTAAGCGATGAAGAACGGGCTTATACCGCCCTAAAACTCTTCTTCGTTGATTTTGATAATATCCCAGACTATGATGCGGCCATTGGGAAAATGTTTTGGTTTATCAACGGCGGGAAAACGCCTGATGACAAGAAAAAAGAACCAGAGCTTGTAGACTGGGAGAAAGATTTTCAACTCATCGTGTCCCCTATCAACCGCGTCCTTGGGAGAGAAGTTAGAGAAAGCGAATATGACCCAGATGAGAATGTCGGCGGTGTCCATTGGTTTACATTCTTATCCGCGTATATGGAAATTGGGGATTGCTTATTTGCACAGGTTATTCGCATTCGCGAGTTAAAAGCAAAAGGGCGTGCGTTAGATAAGTCGGACAGGGAGTTTTATCGGCGTAATAAAGACGTTGTCGATATTCCAAAAAGAATATCGAGAGAAGAGGCGGACACGCTAAGTGCGTGGTTAGGCAAAAAAGAACCGGCCTACGAGCGAGCCGGTTCGGATTAAAGTGTTATTTGCTTATTCTCGGTTTTCTTTAGATGCGCGTAAATCTTGCTAACCCTCTTACCGTTTTGCGGAGCAGCGGTTACGTCAAATACGATGTATTTCACATCGTAATCGCTTTGGTACGCGAAAATAAGGTACTGTCGGACGATCTTGGACTGCTTTTTCTGTGTTGACCCGCCAAGAGCAGCGCCAATTGGGCCGAGTAAAATTCCTCCCGCAATTGCACCTCCAATACTCGAAACGTATTGAGTTTGAATTTCCTGCGGCGTCATAACAGAAACATCGATAAGCTTGCTTGGCGAAAGGGTGAATGTTTGCCCGCTCGCTGAAAATGAAATTGATTCAGGGGAACAAACGGCGGAGCAAATAGACCCCGCTGCAAGATCAAGTCCACCGACAAGTTGAAGCTTACACTTTACCGTTTGCATCTTTATTTTCTCTTCATACGTTGTGGGGAACACTTTATTCATGGTTAACACACCTAATGGGATTGGGATTGCTATAAGGGCGATTCCAACCCAAACGGGCATGGTTTCTTGACCTTCTGGTGTTGTAATTGCACCAACAATCAAAACCAGAAGAAATGACGCAAAGAACACAACAAGAAATAGTATTGCTTTTTTCGCCGTTTTCATTTGTTTTCCCCCCTATTAGATACGGTCTTATTACCATAGCACAACAAAAAACTAAAAGCAAGGTGGTGATTTTATGGCGGCTGATGGTTCCGTAGTTTTTAGCGCAAAGTTGGACGATAAAGATGCGCAAAAAGAGCTAAACAAGCTTGTCAAAAAGATCGACACTCTAAACGATAAAATCTATCAAAAACAGCAGCAAAAAATGCCGCTTGCAAAACAATCGGAAGAGCTTGCGGTAAGTCTTGACCAAGCAAAAGCAACCCTTGAATCTATGCGCAGTGGCAATGAGTTTTTCACCGCCGATTCCGTGAAGGAGCAAGAGCGCACTGTTAAATCCTTGCAACGGGAATATGATTCTGTAACTTCTAAAGTTGAGAAAATGGACGCGGCTATTCGCGCAGATACTCGAAGCCTTGACAAGATGAAAACAGACGCAGGGGCGCTTTCTGAAAAAATTTCTGGCGCAGGAACTCGCATGGTGGCAATGGGGGAAGCTACAAAGAAAGCAGACGCATTTCTTGCGCGGTTTTCCAACAGAGTTAAGCGGCTGGCGCTCAGGGCGTTTGTCTTTACGATTATTGCAAGAGCTTTATCTGTTGTTCGTGATTATGTTTGGAAGGTTATCCAGACAAACGATGAAGCGGTTGCGGCCATTGGGAACTTAAAGGGGGCGCTTCTCACTTTGGCGCAGCCTCTTCTTGGTGTAGTCGTTCCGGCTTTTATTGCGCTTGTGAATATCTTAAATTCAGTTGTTAGTGCAATTGCAAATATCGTCTCTATGATTTTTGGGACTACGGCAAAAAAATCGGAGGCAGCAGCAAAGAGCCTTTATAAAGAAGCAAATGCTGTTGAAAAAGTCGGCGCGGCGGCAAAGGACGCACAAGCAAATCTTGCAAGTTTTGATGAGATCAACACTCTGTCGAGTTCAAGTGGCGGCGGTGGCGCGGCATCTGCTCTTGCAGACCGTTTATCCCCTGTATTTGAGCAATTCAAGAGCGATGCGTATAAAGCAAAGATTGACGAAATCACGGCTTATCTTTGCGGTGCGCTTTTAGCTCTTGGCGCGATCCTCTGCTTTTCTGGCGCAAATATTCCGCTTGGTATTGCGCTTATGGCCGCTGGTGCGGTGGGACTTGTAACGCTTATTAAAGAGAATTGGGACTGTATGCCAAACAAGTTAAGGGCGGCGATTACCAACGTACTTATGATTCTTGGCGTATCTGCCCTTGCGATTGGCGCGATTCTCTGCTTTTCTGGGGCGAATATTCCCCTCGGTATTGGGCTAATGATTGCAGGCGCGGCTATGTTGGGGACGGCAGTTGCCTTGAACTGGAACGCGGTCGCAGACAAAACAAAGGAAACCCTTGAGACGCTTCTCGTTTACATTGGGCTTGCGGCGCTTGCAATCGGCGTAATCCTCTGTCTGTCCGGTGCTCATATTGCACTCGGAATTGGGCTTATCATTATCGGGGCGACGTCTCTCGCAAGTGCTGTTGCTCTGGATTGGAACAGTACAACAGAAAAGACAAAAAGTAAGTTAACGGAAATCTTGCTTTTTGCCGCGAAGAGTTTGCTTGCGCTTGGTATCATGCTTGCAATTTTCTGCCCAGCGGCATGGCCTATTGCATTCGGGATGATGCTTGCAGGAGGCGCTTCTCTCTTTACTGCGGCTGCGCTCAATTGGGACGCAATCCTTGAGAAACTCAAAGGCGTCTGGAATAACATTAAGCAGTGGTGGAAGAACAGCGTTGCTAAATATGTTGGAGTTTCCCATTGGAAAGAGACAGGGAAGAAAATGATTAACGGGTTCCTTTCGGGCGTAAAATCCGCATGGGAAACTGTAAAAACGTGGGTGGCTAATGCCGTTAACTGGTTCGGGAAAAAATTTGTTGAAGCACAGAATTCTATTGCAAGATCGAATTCTGGCCGCAGCGGGGGATTTGGAACCAGAAGCGGGGGCTTTGGCAGACCTTCTCGCGCTCCATCGATTAGCCGTATCTCCGCTCCTGCATTGGCTCGTGGAGCAGTTATCCCCCCTAACAAGGAATTTCTTGCTGTGCTGGGCGACCAGAAGAGCGGGACGAACATCGAAACGCCACTTGCAACGATGGTCGAAGCATTTAAGCAGGCTATGGCGGAATCCAGCGGCGGTGCAACTACGGTCGTTATCCAGCTTGACGGCAAGGAGATTGCACGCAGCACCGTGAAGAATATCAACAACATGACGCGCGCGGCGGGTAAGCCCGTGCTGCTGTACTAAGGAGGGGTAACATGGAAGTCCTTATTATCAACGGCACGGACTACTCCGATTTTATCGCCACAAAGGGTTATGGGTGGAGCCGCAACGACCTCGACAGCGATAAGACCACCCGCACAAAAGACGGGAAAATGCGCCGCGACAAGATTACCAGCAAGCGGAAGCTGAACTATACAACGCGCTCTATGCCTCGCGATAAGCTGGCAAAGCTTGATGATGACCTTAATGAGACAACGTTCACGGCCAAGTATCTTGACTTGCATGGAGTTCGAACCAGCACGTTTTATTGCTCGTCGATGGAATGCACGCTCGAAGAAGCGGCGGACGACAATGAGGTGTGGGGCGGCGCGGCGTTTAATTTAATCGAGGTGTGATATGGGGCAGACGACAAGTACGCTGTGGCGCGAGCTGCTTCACAAGCCGGGAACTGAACGGGAATACAAATTTGACGTTGCTGGCACGGAATATGGCAAAGACGCGGAAGTGTCTCATTCTGTCGAATCGCAGTTGTTTGAAGAATTCGGCATCGGGAACGCCTGCTGCGCAACATTAAAACTGGCATTGTATGCGGATAACGTACCACGCGCCGCGACGATCAAGCGTTATCTCAGGCTTGTTAATGGCAGTCAGGCGACAGACTGGATTCCCAAAGGCGTGTTTTTTACTAACCGCCGTTCCTGCGATGGTGATTATTGGGAACTCGAAGCATACGACGCTATGAGAAAGGCTGACGTTGTGTGGGAGCCAGACCAGTCGCTTAACTTTCCGATGACTATGCCTGACGCTGTAAATATCTTTTGCCAGTTGATGGGCGTGGAGCTGGACAGCCGCACAGTGCTCAATAGCTCGTACACCATCGACTATCCCGCAAATGATTACACCATCCGCAACGAGTTGTGCTTTATCGCAGCGGCGCACGGGGGGAACTGGATTATCACCGATGCAGGGAAACTGTTGCTTATTCCGTTATTGTCCATGCCTACCGAGACAAACTATCTCATTACAGAAGCGGGCAACGCTATCACATTTGGAGGGGTGAGAATCCTTGTCTGAAAAGTATTATGTCGGCAGAGACGTTACAAGTTTTTCCGACAAGGGCAAGTACAAGCCTATTTCCCGCGTGACGCTGCTTGTGGACGATGAAAATAGCTTGACGGCGGGCGATGACACCGGAATGGAAGTCATTGCAAGTTGCCCACACGCTACGCAGCCAATGGTAAACGCTTTACTGCAAGCCATGAAAGGCTACCAGTATCAGGCGTACGAAGCAGGCGCGGCGAACATCGATCCGGCGGCAGAGCTGGGCGACGGCGTGACCGTTGGTGGCATTTATTCGCCGCTGTCTAAACTCTCTGATGATGGCCGCGGATATGCAGGCATTTCTTCCCCCGGAGAAGCGGAGATGGAAGACGAATATCCGTCCGATGGGTACATCATGCAGGAATTTAACCGCAAGATTGCCGAAACACGCTCGACTATCACCAAGACCAGCGAGGAGATCATGCTCAAGGTCGAGGGCATCGACGGCAAGTACACTGAGGTCAAAACCACGCTGGACGGCCTGACGGTGACGGACGCGAGCGGCACGACCAAGATCAACGGCAGCAGCATCAAGACGGATAATCTGTACGTCGATGCGGCGAATATCAAGGGTACGCTGACAGCCGACCAAATCCAGACCGGCAGCATCCGCGTCGGCGATCTCAAGGACGGCTCGAATTATGCTACGAAGACCTACGTCGACAACAACGCGGGCCTGAACGCAAACGAGGTCAATAGTGCGATCGCAACGTACATTGACAGCACTTCTATCACAGCGCAGAAGCTGCGCGGCCAGACGGTGGAACTCCTGGCAAACAGCAATACCAAAGTGGGCGAACTTTCGCTCGTCGAGACGAACGTTGACTACGGTATCGGCATCAAAACCCTCTATGGCGGTATCAAGCTGGAATCGGCGACGAACGTATACCTAAAAGCCAGCGGTCCCTACGGTGGATTTATCACGCTGTCCAACAACATTGTGTCGCTCGGCGGCGGCGAGCTGTATATCGGTAGCCAGATGTACGGAAATATCTTACCGGCCGGTAACTGGGGGAAACTGTTTTTCCTTCGTCAGTGAGGTGACGCATGGCAAGTTTTAGTGTTAGTGTTACGGCGACGGGGTCAACGACAGCTGACCTCAACGGCACGTTTTACGGAGACAGCTACCATAATCGAGCGCGTGCGATCTACGTGACCGGCATTCTGGGCTACGGGTATTACTTGACCTCGAACGAGGATTCCGGCGCGAACAACACGTTTACGGATTCGTTCGACGGACTTACCCCCGGCAAAACCTACGATTGGGAGGCAGTGCTCTGCTATTGGGACACCAACCTCAATCAATGGGTGGAGACCAGCTATTCCGACAGCGGATCGTTTACCACAGATGGCGGCGGCACTACGGGCGGCGCGGTGTACATCTACACGGATATGTGGCGAGCGTATACGCCGTACATCTACACGGACACGTGGAGACCCTACAACGCAGAAATCTACACCGACTCTTGGTGGGAGTCTGGATAAGGAGGCACTATGACAAAGCAGGCAATGCAGATCCTTGACAGCGCATTTAATACGCTGTCTTTGGTGATGATCTCCGCGAACGACGCGGAGAAGATGGCAAAGGTCAAGGGAGAGCTGAGGCAGGCATATGCGATCCTTGAGCGGCTTGACCAGCAGGCGGCGCACGTCCCCGCAGAGCCGCCCGCCA